TTTTTGATAAGAACCTAGGCATTGATGAAATTATTGAAGATGCATACGAACGTATTGGTCTTCAAGGAACTTCTGGCTATCAATTAAAAACTGCTAAGAGATCTTTAAATATTCTTTTTTCTGAATGGGGAAACAGAGGTTTACAATTTTGGGAAGTTAAAAACCAAAGTGTAGCCTTAGTTGACGGTCAAGCAACTTACACTTTTTATCGTTCGCCGACAGATGGATTGTCTAGTGGAATCACTACAACTTTATCTGCGGGAATAAACGCTAGTGTAGCAACAATTGGAGTTGCTTCTGTTTCAGGAATGCCTACGACAGGCGGAATTATAAAAATTAATAGTGAAGAAATTTCTTACTCGGGAATATCAAGTCTAAATTTAACTGGTTGTGTAAGAGGCCTTAATGGTACTACAGCAGCTATTCATAACTCTGGGGATACAGTAACTCAGTTTCCAAATGGAATGACAGATATTCAAGAAGCTAATTACAGAGTCTCTTCTACAAATGTTGATACACCTATGACAAAAATTAGTAGATCACAGTATCAAGGATTTTCAAATAAAACAGATAAAGGATTACCGACTCAATACTGGGTCCAAAGATTTATAGATAAAGTTACAATGACTTTATATTTAACTCCTGGTAGTTCTCAAGCAGGTAATTTTATAAATTTTTATTACACAAAAAGAATAGATGATGTGGGTGCTTTTACAAACGCATCTGATGTACCTTATAGATTTGTACCTTGTATGATCGCAGGTCTATCATATTATCTAGCTGTAAAATATGCACCACAAAGAGTACAGGAATTAAAATTATTATATGAAGATGAATTGTTAAGAGCAGAAGATGAAGATGGTTCTTCTAACTCTACATACATTTCACCAAAAATATATTATCCAGGTATTGGTTAATGACTACTTTTTCACAAGGTAAATTTGCTTTAGCAATATCTGATAGATCAGGTATGGCTTTTCCATATAATGAAATGGTTAGAGAATGGAATGGAGCATGGGTACATATTTCAGAATTTGAACCTAAGTCTCCACAATTAGAACCTAAACCGACAAGTGCAGATCCACAAGCTTTACAAAGAGCAAGACCGGCAAGAACTGAATTTCCTACAGAAGATTTTTTACCAGAAAATCCTCTTGTAACTGCATCTAATACTACATTAAAAATTAATTTTCCAAATGGAGATTTACAAGTTAATGATTTTATTAGATTAAGAAATATTAAATCTCCGGTAGGTGCTCTTTCTATATCTACTTTACAATTATCTACAACTTTAAATGGAGCAATAACAGATTCAGCTACGTCTATAGTATTGACTGATGGATCAGCGTTTCCAACATCTGGTTTTATTGTAATAGAAAAAGTAAACAGCACAACAGGAATTTATGAAAACGAAGTTATTGAATACACAGGTAGAAGCACACATACTTTAACAGGATGTACTAGGGGAACTAGTGCACCATACAGAGGCGTGTCTCCGAAAAAAACAGTTGCAGGTTCCCATAGCAATTTAGCTAAAGTTTTTGGTTCTTATAAAGTTGCATCATTAAACACGACTCAAGTTAAAGGCACAGGTCAACCTGAATTTTCTACACAATTTGATGGTATAAATGTTACGACCATTACTGCACTAAGCACAGAAACAGGAGGCGGTTTTCAGTGTACAATTGGACCCGTTAATGATAGAGCTTAATTATGTCAGGAATTAGTTATACAACATTAGTAACCATGATTAGAGACTACACAGAAGTAGACGACACGGTTTTAACAACTGCTATTTTAGAAAACATGATTCTAAACGCACAACAAAGAATTTTTTTAGATATCCCTATGGACTCTGATAGATTTGCATCACAAGGTAGTTTTGTTGCAGATGACAACACTATCAATGTTCCTGCAGGAGCATTTTTTGTAAGAGGTATAGAAGTATTTGAATCTACAGCTAATACAAATGGAGTGGGTCAATGGCTGGAGAAAAAAGATCAAACATATATCTCAGAGTATATAGGAAAATTAACTGGATCAGAAGGAGATAGAACAGCACAAGACGTGACTGGTTTACCAAAATATTATGCTATGTTTGGTGGGGCTACGGGCCTAAGCTCGACTACCTCTGGAGGTATATATGTGGCACCTACACCAGACGCTAATTACTTATTTAATATATATTATAACAAAATGCCTGCTACATTGGAGTCTGGTAACCAGACTAATTATGTCAGCTTAAATTTCCCTCAAGGCCTTCTATACGCATGTTTGGTAGAAGCTTTTGGATATTTAAAAGGTCCAATGGATATGTTGACATTATATGAAAATAAATATAAACAAGAGGTACAGAAGTTTGCAGGAGTGCAACTTGGTAGACGAAGAAGAGACGATTACACTGACGGTACAGTTAGAATACAAGTCAAATCTCCGTCGCCTTAATAAGGAGAAAAATTATGGCAATAACATCAGCAATATGTTCAAGTTTCAAACAGGAACTTTTACAAGGTAAACACAGTTTAGATACTTCTGGAAACGGAGGAGATACTTTTAAACTAGCGTTGTTCACAAGTTCTGCATCTTTAGGCGCTGCTACAACTGTTTACTCTACATCAAACGAAGTTACAAACACATCAGGATCTGCATACTCTGCAGGTGGTGCAGCGTTGACAAATACAGGAGTAGGTCTAACTAGTACAACTGCGTTCACAGACTTTTCAGATATTTCATGGACCTCAGCTTCTTTCACAGCTAATGGTTGTTTAATTTATAACACAACTACAGCCGGAGGATCAGGTACGGTACAAGCAGTTTGTGCAATAGCTTTTGGTGGAGATAAAACAGTTTCTTCAGGAACTTTTACAATTCAGTTTCCAACTAACGATTCTAGCTCAGCGATAATTAGATTAACATAAGGAGGAAATCCTTATGGCGGACCAAACGTATACAGTAACGGTCGCATCGGGGACGTTGTATATTTCTGGTGGTACTGGAAATGTATTTTACGTTGATGGTGTTCGTGACATGGCCCTTGAATGGGTTGAAGGCGGAACGCTACGTTTTGATCAAAGTAACGCTTCAAACGACAATCACCCATTATTATTTACAAACAGTACAAGTGATCCCGGCGGTAATATTATTTCAGCTGGTGTTACATATTATTTAGACGGTGCAAGTAACCAAGCTGGTTATAGCAATACAACTACATTTAATGCGGCAACTACGCGATACGTAGAAATAGCCCCCGCAGCTTCAACTGATTTTTATTTTTATTGTTATGTTCATGGTATCGGAATGGGTGGTGCAATTGACATTACTCAAAGCACTTGGGGTGCGATGTCATGGGGTGAGAACCAATATGGATCTCAAAACCATGTAGATGTTTTACCAAGTGGTGTAACATTTGCTTTATCTCAAGGAGACGTTTCTGCTTATTCTGAAACAGGTTGGGGTAGAGATGCTTATGGCGAAGAACCATGGGGAGATAGTTTTGATCCTGTTGTTGCTCTTCCATCACTAACAGGTATGTCGACTGCTTTAGGTACTTTACCTTATGCTCAAGCAGAGGATGGTTGGGGAAGAGATACTTGGGGATCTAACGAATGGGGAACTGATACATCTAGTGTAATATTAACCGGCCTTGAAATGAGTATGGAACAAGGTCCAAATGCTTGGGGTGAGTCTGGATGGGGAGATAACCAATGGGGTGGTGAATTAGTAATCCAGCCTGAAAGCGTAATAGGTATTACGGGAGTGACTATGGGTTCATCTGTAGGATCTCTTACAACTACATTTGATTTTAAATTTACACCTACTGGAGTTTCTGATGGTGTTGCAATAGGAACTTTAAGTATAAATGATGGTGCAGATCATCAACAAGGTTTAGGTAGTGTAACAATTGGATCAGCGGTTGGTTCTGTTGTAGACCAACAAGCTTATGATTTAACTGGTGTCAGCGGGTCTTTCTCTGTCGGCACGCTTACTGTGGACGATACACAAGTAGTTAATCTATCTGGTGTAACGGCTGGATCTGCAGTGGGTTCTACAACTGTGGCACAAATGGCTGTGGGATTAACTGGTGTAACTGCAGGATCTGCAGTAGGTTCTACAACTGTAGCTGATATGTCTGTAGGGTTGACAGGAATTGAATTTAATAGTAATTTAGGAGAAACAGGGTTTGGTGCGTTGGCGTATAAAGACATTGACATAACGGCGACGACAACGTATACAGACATAACGCATGCAGCGTAAATAGGAGTTTTTTATGGCATCAACATACACACCTCTCGGCGTAGAGAAAATGGCAACCGGTGAAAATGCCGGAACTTGGGGAACAAAAACAAATACTAATTTAGAAATCATCGAGCAACTTGCCGGTGGATATGCATCACAAGCAGTCAGTGGAACAGGGAATACAGCTTTAGCTGTTTCTGATGGAGCTACTGGAGCATCAATGGCTCACAGAGTTATCGAATTAACTGGAACTATTACAGGAAACATTACTGTATCAATTCCTTTAGATGCACAACAATTATATGTTATTAAAAACTCAACTTCAGGAGCCTACACTGTAGAATTTCAATACACAAGTGGTTCAGGTACTAGTGTCACTTGGGCTGCTACAGATAAAGGAACAAAATTAATTTATGCAAAAGCAGATGATGGAACTAACCCTAACATCGTAGATGTCGGTTTTTCTCAAATCACTGGAACTGAAACATTAACAAACAAAACTTTATCATCACCAAAAATCGATACCGGTTTATTTGATACAAATGGAAACGAGTCGATTTTATTTACTGCTACAAGTGCAGCGGTTAATGAATTTACTGTAATTAACGCAGCAACAGGTAACGATCCTGCATTAACTGCAACAGGTGGTGACGCAAATATAGATTTAAATTTAGTTGCAAAAGGAACTGGAGTAGTTCAATCAAACGGAAGCGCTGTAAAAGTAGCTGGTAAAGAAACTATTTGGATTCCTTCTTCTGCAATGTATCCAACAACTACAAACGGATGCGCAAACTTAGAACAAGTAGAACTTACTGCTGGTCAACCAGAATTAAAATGTTTGGATTTTGATGCAGCATCAGACGAAAATGCACAATTTGCTGTGGCGTTTCCTAAATCATGGGATCCATCACAACTTTTGATGTATCAAGTTTTTTGGACAGGAAATTCAACAAACACAGGTAATGTTATTTGGAATTTAAAAGGCGTGGCGTGTGCAGACAATGATCCGATTGACGCAGCTTTTGGAACAGGAATAGATATAACTGATGCCCATAGTGGAACAGCGAATGACTTAGATGTTTCAGCTCAAAGTTCTTCAGTAACTGTTGCTGGTTCTCCAGCAGCTGATGAAGAAGTGTTTTTTAACATCTCTAGAGATGCAAATAGTGGAAGTGACACATTTACAGCAGACGCTAGATTATTAGGAATTAAACTTTACTTTGCTACTAATCTGCCTAACGACGCATAATAGGAGGAATTGTGGCTGATTTTGGATATAGAATTTTAGGATTCGGTGGAGGATCAAGGGTAATTACACCTTTCGTTTCTGCTGAAGGTGGAACCGTAACAACTTGCGGTGATTATAAAATACACGCATTTACAGGTAGTGGAACATTCAATGTTTTGAATGAAGGAACACCTGCGGGTTCAAACTCTGTTCAATATTTTGTTTTAGGCGGCGGTGGAGTCGCTGGAAGCGTTTACTCAGCTGGAGGCGGAGGCGGAGGAGGTTTCCGTACTGAACAGTCTGCTCCTGCTACAGGAGGCTTAGCACTTACATATGGAGCGATGCCTGTCACAGTTGGTGCAGGTTCATCAGTTCCAGGTACATGGCCAGGAGGCCCAGCTACAGCATCAACAGGATCATCTTTTTCTACAATCTCTTCAACAGTAGGTGGAGGTTCCAATCAGCCTGGAGGATCAGGCGGAGGCGGTTCTTCACGAAACTCTGGAGCTTCAGGAAATGCGGGATCATTTAACCCACCAGAAGGAAGCAATGGAGGAGCTGGAGGAAACCCAGGCTGCTCGCCAGGAGGCGGCGGCGGAGGCGGTGCAGGAAGCACGGGTAACCCAGGACAACCAGGATTTCACGCACCTGCAGGACCAGGAGGAAACGGCGCAGGAATACCAACAGCATGGATTGGACCATCAGCCCCGAGTTACGGAACTCCGGGACCATCAGGATCAGAAAGATATTTCGCTGGCGGAGGCGGAGGCGGATGTTATAGCCGTGGACCTGCTAATAACGGATCAGGCGGATACGGCGGCGGAGGCCAGGGCGGTAGCCCTTCCCCTGCAAACTCAGGCGGAGGCGGAGGTTGCGGTTACTTTACAGGATACCCATCACCTACTACTCCAAGTGGATCAGGTTCAGGAATGGTAATCTTAAAGTATAAGTTTCAATAAACCATGGCACATTTTGCAAAATTAGATGAAAACAACATAGTATTAGCAACAGTTGTTGTTGATAATGACAAGCTTATGAAAAATGGTAAGGAAGAAGAAGGGCTTGGAGTTCAATTTTTAAGAAATACTTTTGGTTGGCAAAACTGGGTGCAATATTCTCATAATACACATGGGGGTATTCATTACACTGAAACCGATAATGGTTTTAATGAAGATGGATCTATAAAACCTAAAGAAATTACAGAAAGTGCAGATCAATCAAAAGCATTAAGAAAAAATGCTGCTGGTAGAGGAGATAAGTACGACGCAGAAAAAGATGCTTTTATAGCTGCTCAACCTTATCCTTCATGGACTTTAAACGAAACAACTTGTCAGTGGGAACCACCAGTACCTATGCCTGAAACTCAAACAGAAGGTTATTGGGACACCTACACTTGGGACGAAAGTGCTCAGGACTGGGGCAATAAAACTACACATACACCAGATCAAGCAGATATAGACTTTAGTTGACTTTAATATAATCTGTTGGTAAAAAGATATTGAAAGGAAACAATGGAAGAAGTTATTTTATCCAAATCATCTATATACCACATGGATCTATCTAAATTATCATTAATTGATAATAATAAACTTAGAGCTGATTGTTTAGTATTTGATGAATTAAATCCCCCTAATTATAACTACGATAAAGATATTCCAATACCCATGGAACAACAGGTTTCTTGGATAAACGACAGCTTTAAAGATTATTTTTATAAAAAAGAAAAACGGGATGTAGAAACAATTCCTGGAGTGCAACCAAGATTAATTGTTAATGGAAAAGGAGAATCTACTTTAATGAGAAATCATGTTGAGTATTCAGATTTAGCCGCATCTCCAGACATGGTAGGATTATATTTTGTTCATACAGACCCTAATGATAGTGTAATTTTTCATTACGAAGATCATAGAAAAAAAGATTTAAAATGGATTATACCTGTACAATCAAAAAAATTTTTAGTTTTTCATAGTGGTCTTACTTATTATCTACCAGAAAATACATCAAACAAAAAAAGAATAGTTTTAATCTTTAAATATCAATTTGAGAAATGATACTCCAAGACTACTATTGGTTTTATAAATCTGTCATACCCCAAAGAACTTGTGATCATATTATAAGATATGGTAATTCACAAAGAGAACATACTGCTCTAATAGGTGACAATAGAAATGAATCTCAAACAAATATGGAGCAAGTAAAAAGAAAAAGAAATTCACATATTGCTTGGCTAAATGATCCATGGATTTATAGAGAAATACAGCCATACTTAGAAGAGGCTAATGTTAAAGCTAAGTGGAATTTTGACATTGATTATTCAGAAACAATACAATTTACTAAATACAAGCACAATCAATATTATGATTGGCATTGTGATGGTTGGCACCATACCTACAATAGACCAGATGATCCAGCGTTGAATGGTAAAATAAGAAAAATATCTATGATTGTTTCTTTATCTGAGCCTACCGATTACGAAGGTGGTCAGTTGGAATTTGATCCTAGAAATGCGGATCATGATTCAGGAACAAATATATTAGAATGCAAGGAGATAAGACCTAGAGGATCAGTTGTTGTATTTCCTTCATTTGTATGGCATAGAGTAAAACCAGTAACAAAAGGTTTAAGATATTCATTAGTTGTCTGGAATATCGGGCGTCCTTTTAAATAATTATGAAAGAAGAAACTTGGTTTGAAACAATGGATGGTAACCCTCAAAATGATTGGTTTAGAGAACAATCATATTTTAGTTCTCCTATTTGGTTTGAAAATGCATCGGGCTTTTTAGATGCTGTAAAAAAAGTATGTACCGAATGCGTTAATATTGAAAAGAAACAAGCTTTAAAAAAAATTAAATCTAAAAATGATTTTGGTTATATTTATCAATCAGGAGGTTTAGAAAAAATTCCAGACTTATCTCAATTTGTTGAATATGTTGGAAAAAGATCCTGGGATTTTTTAAATAATCAAGGTTTTGATTTAGCAAACCATAATTTAATTTTTAAAGATATGTGGTATCAAGAATTTCCAAAAGAAGGGGGAGGTGTTCAAGAATCACACGCACATCCTAATATCCATGTTTCAGGTTTTTATTTTATTGAGTCAAATGATAAATCCACTAGACCTGTATTTACAGACCCTAGAGCTGGTGCATTAATGACTAAGTTACCAATGAAACAAACAAGTGACATTTGTCATGCAAGCACTAATATAAATTTTATACCTCAACCAGGTACAATGATGTTATTTAATGGTTACTTACCACATGCTTTTCCACTTGTTTCAGGAAAAGAACCTTTTAAGTTTATACATTTTAATTTACAAGCAGTCCCTAAAGGAGCAATAAATGTCGTTTAAAAAAAATAAATATGTTGTTGTTAAAGAATGCATATCAAAAGATTTAGCTATTTATTTATACAACTATTTATCGATGAAGGCTCAATGTTTAAAAAGTTTTTTACGAACTAAAACTATATCCCCCTATGAGGAGTTGCATGGAGTCTACAATGATCCTCAAGTACCTAATACATACTCACTTTATGGTGATTGTGCTTTCGATACATTACTTTTGAAGTGTCAGGGTGTAATGGAAAAACATACAGGAGAAAAACTGTTACCCAATTATTCTTATGCAAGATTGTATAAGAAAGGGGACATACTTAAAAGACATAAAGATAGATTTAGTTGCGAGTATTCTACTACGTTAAATTTAGGTGGTAGCCCTTGGCCAATATTTATTAACCCCAACAAAAGTGAAGGTAATACATATGGTGAAAAAAGAGGGGTGCATCAAGTACAAGATTATTCACCGTCGAAATCAAAAGGAGTAAGAGTTGATTTAAAACCTGGCGACATGCTTATATACAGAGGTGATTTATTAGAACATTGGAGAGAGGATTTGAAAGGAGAAGATTGTGGACAAGTTTTTTTGCATTATACAAATATTAAATCTGAGGGTGCTCATGAAAACGTATTTGATACAAGAATGCATTTAGGTCTGCCATCGTGGTTTAAAAGAATTGCTAGAAATTTTTAAAAACTATTTATCGCCAGAAGATTGTTCTTTATATGCATCTTTAATAAAAGATTTAGGTAAAGGAGATTTTTCATGGGATGAAAGAACTGTTGATATTACCCCAGATCCAATCGTAGAAAAAGTAAAAGAATTTTTATACGAAAAAACTAAAATAAAACTAGAAATACAAAAAGCAGAATTACAAAATTGGAATTTAGGTTCTGAAAGTGAATTACATATTCACATAGACCGATTCGAAGGCGAAGGGTTAGGGGCTATTAAATATAATAGTTTAATTTATTTAAATGACGATTTTAGTGGTGGAGAATTTTATACAAAAGATACCTTAATAAAACCTGAAAAAGGTATGTTAACTTTTTTTGATGGAAGTCAAACCTACCATGGTGTAAAAAAGGTAAAGAAAAAAGACAGGAAAACAATTATTTTTTGGTGGAAGAAATGAAAAGAGCACTAGAGTCATTTTATATAGTAAGTCCTTTTGATAAACATAAAAGTTTAAAAAGTAAATTATTAAATGAAATAAACAAATCAAAATGTGATAAGTTAGATCTAAATGATCCTTACTACACTGACAAGATAAACCGATTAGATTGGAGTCAATCAAAAGATTTAAATAGAAAGTGGGTTAAATTAATTTACCCCAGTTTAAAAAAGTTTTTTGAAAAAGAATTAAAATCTGTTGGATATGAGGGGTTTATAATAAAAGATATTTGGTTTCAGCAATATGATAACGCAGGGACCCATGGGTGGCATTGCCATGGAAGCACATTTACAGGTGCCTATTATTTAGATTTACCCGATGATGTACCAGTCACTGAAATATCCCATCCTTACGATCCAACAAAACAATTATCTTTAAAAGTAAAAGAGGGGGATATAAGTATTTTTCCTGCGTACTCTATCCATAGATCTCCTGTCAATCTTTCAAAAAAAACAAAAACAATCGTTTCATTTAACATAGAGATATGCAACCCTACAAAACAAATACTAGATAAAATTAAAGAACATAATAAAGTTGAACATAGTAAAGACTACTTGTATTCTTTTAGTCTAAGTTCAATTGATAATAACGAATTAGTAGACTACAGTCTTAAAGTAGAAGCTCTATTAAAAAGAAATTTAAAGCGTTTAGACAGTACAGATTGGTATGGTACTTTTACTACAGCTAATCATGATAAATACAATTTTTTAACATTTCCCAATAAACAAGTGTCTAAATTATACAGAGAGATATATGGAAATGTTAGTCCGTTATTAGATGACAAACCTTATATGATTAAGTGTTGGTTAAATGTTTTTAGAAAAGGGGAGAAAGTTGACTGGCATAATCATTGGCCTGCTTATAAAAAAGTATGGCATGGTTTTTATTGTGTCCAGGTTGGAGAAAGTTTTACCGAATATAGAATACCTAAAGTAAAGGATATCGTCAAAGTAAAAAGCAAAGAGGGTCTCTTGGTTGTTGGTAAAAGTGAAGATGACCAACATCGCAGCTCGCCTTGGAACGAGGAACAGCGACCACGGATCACGGTAGCTTTTGATATAGTTCCCATTGATTCGGTAGATAATGAATTAAGAGTTAACCATTTTATACCTTTTAAAATATGATATCTCTATCTTGTTACGAACCCCATAAAGATAAAAACTTAGTGCAGTTTTTAAAAACTTATTTAAATAAGAATCCTTGCTGTAAAGAAAGTATATGTAGACATCCTAAGAAACAATCTAATTCTTTCTTATTTGATAGCAAAAGAAAAAGCCTTAAGTATTTAAAAGAGCAGTTCTATAATAGCATAAATAATAATTTAAAAAAATATCAGGTAGTAGAAGAAAAATTTTGGGTTCTTTTTGTTGAAGAGAATAAACCTACTCCTGCTGTGTGGCACCATCACTATCAAGAAAAATATGAAGGCATGATGCAGATATCTGGAATTACATATATTACAGAGACACAACTGGGTACTGAGTTTGATACTGATTTATATAACGTAAGGATTAAGCCAAGACCTAATTGTTGGTTTTATTGGGACTCTAGTATATTACATAGACCTATGCTTGGAAATCAAAATACAGATAGATATGTTATTGCAGCTCAGGTAGTATTAAAAACATGAAACAAAACCTTAAAGACTACATTAAAATACATAAAGTATTTCCTAAAAAGTTATGTAAAGAAATAATAAATAGTTTAGATCCTGCAAAGGAAGAAGTTCATACATTTTACAAACCGTCTAAAGATGAAAGTTTTACTCTGGGTAATGATCCTTACAAATGTTTTATTGAAGAAACTGAAGAGGGCGATTCAATCTGTAGAGAATTGATGGAGTGTTATAGAAAAGTTATTTATAATTACATAACAGATTTAAAATTCCATTGGTTAATAAATTGGAACGGGTATTCTTTTCCTAAGATTTTAAAATACAACAAAGACACAAAGATGAATGAGCACTGTGATCACATACATCACATCTTTATGGACAATGGTAAAGCAAGAGGCATTCCTTTTTTATCTATGATCACTTGTTTAAATGATGACTATGAAGGTGGTGAAATAACGTTTTGTCAAAAACATACTTTTAAATTAAAAGCAGGGGAGACAATAGTGTTTCCTAGTAATTACTTATATCCACATATAATTAAAGAAGTTAAAAAGGGTGTTCGATATACAATGGTGTCCTGGGTTTATTAATGCAGACATTGTTATTAGATAATTTTATAAATAAATCTGAGGCAGATTATTTAATAAGTTTATACGAAGAACATAAACACTTGTCTTTTAAATTTAGAGATGTGTATCCATTATCTATTTTTGAAAACAATCTTACTCAAGCAAAATTTTTAGTTGAAAAATTAAATTCTATTGCTGCACCAAAAAAAGCCGTTGTTGATTGGATACAAATTGTTAAATGGCCTGAGGGTAGTAAACAAGCTTTGCATTTTGATAAGCTCAGTGACGAAACTGTACTTACCTCGGTGTGTTATTTAAATGATGGTTACAAAGGGGGCCAAACATATTTTGAAGATGGCACCCAGTTTGCTCCAAAATCAGGAAGAACAGTATTCTTTGACGGAAAGTATTACAAGCATGGTGTTAAAAAGATAACAAGTAAAACAAGATACGTGGCAAGTGCTTGGTATAAAATTAAATTTTAAATAAGAAACAATTATTAAATATTTTTATACTATTAGTATTATTATACTCTTCTTTAACTTTTGAAATAGGTTTCATTACTTGCTCTACAGCGACTGCATCGTGTCCTGTAAAAAAACCCCCCTTTTTAATTTTTGGATAATAAGCTTTCGCTTCTTCATAGCTTTGTTCTTCTGTCATCATTGCATCAAAAAATATAAAATCTAAACTTTTATTGGGTATATGTTTTACAGCTTCCATGGAATCCATTTCTAATATTTTTACTTTCTTTTTTTGATCTGAAAAATTTACATAGTGATAAGTAAAAAATCTAGCTATGTCCTGTTGTTCTTCATTAACATGATAACACGGGTTACCATCAGGTATGGTTTTTAAATAATCTGTGTAAGGTTTCCAGTTATCTACTCCATAAAGTTTTTTCATACTGCAGTTATTTAATATGGTCATAAAACTTTCACCTTTGCCAACACCAAGTTCCAATCCTGTTAGATTTTCACCTAAAGTATTTATTGCTAAAATTAAATCACCTACATCACTATCTGCGTTGTTCCAAACGTACTTCATTTTTTTGTAAAGATTAAGTTTCCAGAAATTGTTGTGTGATCTGTGCTTTTTAAAACCATATGTTCTAAAAAACTTGGAAAGACAATAATCTGATCTTTTTTACATTTTGGTATAAACATGCCATCAAACATGTGCGCGATATTTTTATAAAACATTAGGTAGTTTTTAATCGGATTAAAGAAAACAGTTCTTCCTTCCTCACCTTTTTTATAAACTATAAAAGAAAAATCGCAATCTTCATGTATATGAGGTTCTTGGTAGTCATCCTTAACATAAGAGTTTTCCCAGATGTTAGTCAAAGATAATTGAAAGGGGTGTTTTATTTTTTCCTTTAATAAATTTCCAATTGTTTTTAATAAGTATTCACCATTTTCTAATGTTTGTTTTTCTTTATTAGACTGTTCATAAGTGCTTGGCATTTGAGATAGCCATGTTTTTTTAAATCTTTTATTGTTCAAGTTAATTTTTTGTGAATCAATATCCCCTATGAATACGGGTATGCTAAATAAATCTAAATAATACATATATCTTTATGGGCATTTGTATAACAAAATACGGGGCAGTTGACTATTGAAATCTTAAAAAATGTGATATAAGACCCAATAAACAGGTTTTTTTATGTTACAAAAATTAGGATTTTTACCAGGGTTTAACAAACAAGTCACACAAACCGGAGCTGAAGGGGAATGGTTTGATGGCGATAATGTGCGTTTTAGATATGGAACACCTGAAAAAATAGGCGGTTGGCAGCAGTTAGGTAGCGATAAACTAACTGGCGCCGGTAGAGCTTTGCATCAATTCGACAATAATAATGGTATTAAATACGCTGCTATAGGAACTAATAGAATTTTATACGTATATTCGGGTGGTATTTTTTATGACATCCATCCAATTAGAACCACAATTAGCGGGGTTAATTTTTCTAGTCAAACTGGTTCGCCAACAGTAACCGTAACTTTTTCAACCGCCCATAATTTACAAGATAATGACATTGTTTTGTTTGACAACGTGAGTGGTATTAGTGGTTCAGGTTCTGCATTTGCAGACGGTAACTTTGAAGATATTAAATATATGGTAACTTCCGCACCATCAGCGACTAAAATTGAAATAACTATGGGTGGTAATGAAGGTGCTAGTCCAATGACCAATACAGGTAGCGCAGACGCTTTATTATATTATCGTGTTGGACCTTCTCAACAAGTTGGAGGTTTTGGTTGGGGTACTGGACAATGGGCCGGAACTGTTTCGGGGCCATCGACTACAACTCTTTCAACCGCATTAACTGATCTAGTAACTACAACCATAGTTCTTGCAGACTCTACACAGTTTCCGGCATCAGGAGAAATAAGAATCGGTACTGAAGATATATCTTACGCAAACAACAATACTGCTACAGGGACATTGAGCGGCGGAGGTAGAGGTGTAAACGGAACTACTAAAGCTACTCATTCAGCCGGCGCAACTGTTACAAATATTTCTAACTATGTTGCATGGGGTGAATCATCTTCTGATGATGTAACACTGGACCCTGGAATGTGGGTATTGGATAATTATGGAACAAAATTAATTGCACTTATTTATAATGGTAAATGTTTTGAATGGGATTCTGCTCCAACAAATGCAACAGCAATTAGAGCAACAGTAATACCAAATGCACCAACAGCATCTCGTCATGTTATGGTATCTACACCAGACAGACACTTAGTATTTTTTGGAACTGAAACAACGGTAGGGGACACCGATAGTCAAGACGATATGTTTATAAGATTCTCAGATCAAGAAAATATTAGTGGCACAAACGCATATACTGTAACAGCAACTAACACTGCAGGAACTCAAAGACTTGCAGACGGCTCTATGATTATGGGAGCTATTAGAGGTAGGGATGCAATCTATGTTTGGACCGACACTGCACTCTTTCTTATGAGATTCGTAGGTCAACCTTTTACATTTGCATTTGAACAAGTTGGAACTAACTGCGGATTGCTTGGCAAGAACGCTGCTGTTGAAGTAGATGGTTCAGCATACTGGATGTCAGAAAATGGCTTCTTTAGTTATGATGGTCAATTAAAATCTGTTCCTTGTTTAGTAGAAGACTATGTTTATGACGACATAAATACTACAGCAAGAGATCTTGTTAATGCAGGATTAAATAATCTATTTGGAGAAGTAACTTGGTATTATTGTACCAATGGGTCTGATGTAGTTGACAGATCAGTTACATATAATTATCTAGACTCATCTGCTAAAAGACCTATTTGGACAACAGGTAGTTTGGCCAGAGCTGCTTGGGCAGACTCCGCAATATTTGGTAAACCACATGCAACCTATTATAATTTTGACGATGACGATTCTTACGATGTAGCAGGAAACGTAGATGGTTCTACAATATACTATGAACAGGAAACAGGGACCGATCAGGTTCTAGCTGGAGGAGCGACTACTGCTGTACTTGGAACTATAACTTCTGGTGATTTTGATATTACACAAAGAAGAAGCAATACAGGACAGGTAGTTGGGACGCCGGACCTTAGAGGTGATGGTGAATATATAATGAAAATACGTAGATTCTTACCTGATTTTATTACTCAAGTAGGTGCAACAACAATTAATTTTGTGACTAGGGATTTCCCCAATAGTTCTTCTAAAACACAGACCTTTACAACTACGACATCTACCACTAAAATAGATACTCGAGTACGTGCCAGATCAATTGCCATGACTGTTAAAAATACAAGCACGTCTCAAGATTGGAAACTGGGAACTTTTAGATTAGACATACAACCAGACGGGAGAAGATAATGGCTACTGATAAAGAGATACGAGACGCAGGTTATAAATATATTCCAGAACAAAAATGGTTAAAAAATCCTTTTGAAATTCCTACGGTAGAAGAGACTGACACTGTTGTTAATGAAGGTATAGTAAATACAGATGCTTTTACTGGCGGTGGTGATGATAGTATTCTTGCAGGTTATGATGATAAGATAGGGGCTCCTGGTGCTTCTCCTTTTTTAAATATGAGTCAAGCAGATTTTAATAAACAATTATTTGAAACAGGACCTTACGCTGACCCATACGCACAAACAGACTACAATAAATTTCCTATGGCAGATCCATTAAATCAAAAAATAGTAGACAAGCTTAGAGAAGATAGAGCAATGGATGCTACATATACAGATGAAGATTTAATTCAAATGTATGGAAATCAAAATTATAAAGGTGGTATGTTTGAAGAAGATGATGAAGAATTTAATTTAATGGATTACCTGCCTTTTGTTGGAGACAAAAGTATATTTCAAGGAATTATGAAGGCACTTCCAAAACAAGATTCTAGGTTTACAGATATTAGGGACTACTACGGCGGTGCAGGTAATTTAGATAGTGTTGGAAGAATAAAATCTGGATTAATGGCAGGCTATAATCCTGTATCAGGTGGTTTTTTAAATACAATAACAGGTGGTAGATATGGAAGTCCTACAACATATGGTTTACAAAGAGCTTATCAAAAAAGAATAGATACAATTAATAAAACATTAGCTAGAAAATATGCTGATGGAGATTACAGTGGTACTAAATTAGATGAGAGATTAGCTAAACTTGAAGCAGAAAAAGCAGCTGAACTAAAAGGGCTTCAAACAGCACAAGCTAAAAAAGATTACAATACTATTCAAGATGCTTATAAGGATCAAACAGGAGGAGGATCAAGTTATTCTGGAGGGGATGACAATAGAGAAGCTAGATCAACACAAAACTATCATGATCCATTTGATCCGGGGCATGCAGACTAATGGCAAAAATTGTACAATCATTAACTAGAGCAAGTAAAGAATACGAAGAAAGAACTTTTCAATCTTTAGTTAGAGATTTGGACGGCGTAATAACAAAATTAAATTCATCCTTTCAAGATGAATTAAAACAGGAGATAGAAGCAAGAAGTTTCTTTTTAGATTCATAATGGCTACAGTAAATCAATTTAAATTCTATGGTGTAGATTTAGCTACAACTGCAGAAACAGCTATGTTTGGTACGTCTGGTTCCGATCAGTTACCTACTATTAATCAAACGTATGTTATTAAATCATTTAGGGTTACTAATAATACCGGTAACACACCTACTATTACTATTAAAAATAATACTTTTAATATTGTAAACACTCAAAGTTTAGCGGCCAATTCAAGCACAGAAATATTGACACTACCTCTTATTGTAGAAGGTAGTACAGCTTTAAAAGTAACCATGAGTTCAACAGATTCTGTAACTATTGGAATTAGTTATATGAACATTAACAAGGAGAAGGTAGACTAATGAAAACAACAATAATAGATGGTAAAGAAATTCCTGTCATAGAACCCGCAGAAGTAATTACAACAATTACTAATTTAAAGACAGGGGAGACATATAAGTCTGATGAAGAGTGGAAAGCTAAAAATATCCCTGAAAATGAGATACGTAAGGACGTTAACGTAGTCATGCCAAGGCTTGATTTGTTCGGAAAAACAAAGTAAAACCATAAATTAAGGTAAAATTATGGCGATATCTAATATGCAACAACCCCAACAAATACAGTCAGGAATAGGCTCCTTACAGGATCCTAGACAAAGGTATTTCTTAGGTAAACTTGTAAAGAAAGCTGGTCGTGCTGTAAAGAAAATTGTTAAAAGTCCTATAGGTAAGATGGCTTTACTTGGTGGCCTTGGTTATGGACTGGGTGGAGGTTTTACCGGAGGTTTTGGTAGTAATAAATTTGGAGCTTTTTTAAAAGGCGGTTTTGGTAATTTTATGAAAGGCAACAAAGGTACCATAGGTGGTGGTCTTTCAAATTTATTTAGAACTAAAGATAAATTAGGTAACTACGGTGGTTTTGATACAGGTAAATTATTATTGGGTGGCTTAGGTGCTACGGCTCTTGCAGCTCCATTCTTAATGGGTGGTGATGAAGAGGAAGAAGATATAGACGTTATGGACCCAAGATACCAAGTTCAACGTGCAAAAAATTATTACAGCGGTGCAGGTGATGCAGGTGCTGGTTTAGATTTCATGCCACAAAAAAGATTTGTAATGGAAAATTTTTATGCTGCTGATGGTGGTCGTGCAGGTTATGCTAACGGCATGTTAGTAGAAGACGAAGAAGAAGAATACATAAGAAGTGGTGCAGGCATGTCTAGAAGAATGCCTAAAGCATTTTTAAGCATGGGTGGTGGCGCTGGTCAAGCTCAAGCAGAACAAATGCTTATGATGGAATATGTTAAATATAAAAACAAAGGCGGCACATTATCTTTTGAACAATTTGTA